CCTGTGCTGTGGCTGATCTCCTCGGAGGCGACACGCTCACGAACAGCGGTTACTTGGTCACTCAGTTCACTGTTGATCTCACCGGCGAGATCGTTGAATCGGGTTTCGATCGCCAGAGCGTCGGCTCGATTCTGATTAGCGACTGACACCCAGTGCGCCCGATTCTTCGCCTCGTCAGTATTTTCCCTGACAAATGCGAGCAACGCCTGATCAGCACCAGCCGCCTGGGCAGTTATTTCAGCCAACTGGTAAGCCATTCGACCAAGCGGGTCTTCGCCTGCTTCGATAGCGGCATTCATTTCGGCGACCCGCAACCCCAACTCGGTTGTCTCCTCGGCTGCCTCTGACTGCGCCCCAGCCAACAAATCAACCTCACCAGCGGCTTCCGCTGCGGCTTCCGCTGCGGCTGCTTCCACCGCGGCGAGTCGCACCTGCCGCCCCTCCAAAGAGGCGGTGTAACCGATGACCTTCTCTAACGCCGTGGCGTGGTCGCCCTCTGCAATAAGGTTGTTGACAAGAGCCAACTGGCCTGCGTTGAGAGCGTCTTCATAAGCGAGAACATTCTTCTCATTCTTGAAATACTCCTCGCCGGTCTTCTCCAACTCTGCACGGTTGTTGTCGTATGCGTCAGCGGTCTTGTCAAGGGCCTCCAGAATGTCCCGTAGTTGCTTGGCTTGAAGGTCACCGTTTTCGACCGCTTCGATCATCGCGTCGGCGTCCGCTCCGAGGGCAGCCCGATGCTTTTCCAACATTTCGACGTTCTGCCACTCCAACCCAGTTACCATCTGGACAGAATCGGCCATCTGGTCGTATACGTCAGACCCGGCTTCCATCGCCGCGTTGTGATGATCCATGTCGGTGATGAACTCGTTGAAGACATCACGGACATCACGCCGCATCAGTTCCCCGAGCAGCGTCATACGACCATTGAAGTCGTCAATCGTTTCTTCATCTTCTTCAAGGGCATCACCAAGGGCGAGCAGCCGCTCAGTCAACTTGTCAATATCGGTGGTGAGGATCGTGGACGCGTCCCCACTACTGATCATCACAGTCTGAAGATCCTCCAACCGATCCTTGTTGCGTTGGGCTTCTTCCCGGTTGGCTTTGAACGCGAGGAACAACGCTCCCCCGATGACCGCCGCCGCGCCGACAGCCGCGAACCCGAGGCCACCTGTGGACATCCCCAACTTGGCAGCGGTCGTCGCCAACCCCGTCGCCAAACCACCACCGCCGGTCAACATCCCGGTAACCCCAGTCCCAACCTTCGACAACGCTCCCAGGCCCTTGCTGATACTGCCGATCGCCATGAGCGCCGGACCAGCCGCAGCGGCTATCCCCGCAAGGGCAATCACCGTCTTCTGCATGAACGGCGACAGGTTGTTGAACTTGTCAGCGAGATCCTTGATGAACCCAGCCAACTGCTGGATCAACGGAACGACTATCGGTATCAACTTTTGTCCAAGGTCGATCATTATGATTTTCAGGTCGTTCATCGCCTGCTGCATCTTGAACCCGGCAATTTCCTGAACCGCTCCCATGCCTCGATCCAACGTCCCAGCAGCACGCGTCATCTCGTCCATGACGCCAGCAGCCTCAGCCGCCGCCTGCCCAGTCAACTGGAGCGCACCCGCTAACGCTTCGGAGTCCTCAAAGACGGCCCCCATTTCCTTGCCGTTGGCTTCCAGCGTCTCACGCATCTCTATGAGGGCACCCAACAGGTCGTCGTCTGCTGCCGACCGGAGGTCTTCGACGCTCATACCGACATCTTCAAGTGTCTGGCGTGCCATCTGGGACGGCTTGATGAGGGTTCGGAGGATGCCTCGCAGCGAACTCGTTGATTGCGAAGCGTTGCCTGATGCTCTGGTCAGGAACGCCAACCCGCCACCAACCTGATCGAACGAGATCCCCAACTCGGCTGCCATCGGGATCAGGCGACCGAACTGCGGGGCGAGGTCTTCGGCAGACGCCTTGCCCTGCTCCACCGTCTTGGCGAGAATGTCGGTTGCTTCGGCTGCGGTGATATTCGCCGCCCCGTAGCCGTTGATAGCATTCGTGACCGCATCGGCGATCACCTCGGCTTCACCCATCCCGATCGCTGCGGCTTTCGCTGAGGCTTCCAAAGCCTCAACTGCTGTCGCCCCCCGCAGGCCAGCAGAGGTAATGAAAAACATCGCGTCGGCTAGTTCCTTGGGGGCTTGCGCTGTTTCCCCAGCCAACCGGAGAACATCATTCTCAAAGCCCTTGACGGTCGCAGCGGACAAGCCGACCATGCTCTGAATCTTCGTCATCGAAGTCTCAAAGTTGGTTGCTGCTTTGATAGCCCCAGCCGCAGCCCCCGCTATGGGCAACGTCAAACCCATCGTCATCTTCATTCCGGCCTTCTGAGCCGAAGCGCCAAACTTGGTGAGTTTGGACTCCGACTCTTTCAGCGCCGAACTAAAGTTCTTCGCGTCGAGGCGAAGGCTGGCTACAAGTTCAGCAACCTTCGTCCCCGCCATGCCTCTACCGCCTCATCCGAGTACGCGACGACGCGACCTTGGACTGGTGCGCTGCTTCCTCGTTCTCCAACTTGAACAGGGCAGCCCACTCCGTCAACTCGGCAGAGGTCATGCGATCTAGGAGTTCGCCTACCGTCATGCCGAGTTCACGCGCTAATCGGAAGTAGAGGCGTCGCTCAGGGTTTCGTCGTCCTCGGCTGTCGGAGAAGCCAAGGAACCTTTTCCCGCTTCATCCACCGCCGTTTCTGACAACCCTGACGCTGCCATACAAACACTGGCTAGGTCGTTGATGATCCGTGCGTTGCGTTCAAACAGCCACTCCTGGTCGCCTTCCTCAAAGACCAGTTCCCCGGTTTCCGGGTCGTAACAGGACTGGCTTATCACATGCCACCACATGCCTTCGATCCGGTCAGGATCGTTGACGTTGGTGGTGCCATCAGGGTTGGCAATCTCAGCGACGAACCGCGCGCGTGAACGCGCTGTGATCGAACGGATCTCAACAGTAACATCCCACTCAGGTATTTCGTATTCTTCGGTGCTGCTGTCTTCAACAACACGAATCTTCTCACTCAACTTGGACACGATGGTCACTCCTTTTGTTGTGGTTACTGACTACGGAAAATCAATCCTCACCTTACAGGTGCGGTGACAGGCGCAACTTAGTATGTGGTGCGGGTCACGTCTCCAGTTACTTGCAGATCCAGGCTGAACGACACTGCGTCCGCGACCGGATTTGAAATTGCGTAACTGGTGACGATGCACTCGCCTGTGTATTTCACATTGCCTCCGGTGCTGCCCGCCGGGCCGAAGATGAACGTCCGCGACGCCGGTTCGGTGCCGATGATGTAGCCATCAACGGTGGCATCCCACAGGCCGCTTACGGAAATCGTAGCAGAACGAATCCCCACAATGAAACTGTCACTTGTCGCCCCAAATGCGGTAGTCGTTGCTGTGGATATTGTCTCTGGGAAGTCCACAGAGGTCAGCACGTTCGACAGTGAACGACTCGTGCCTCCCGTGTCATCTAACTCGAAGTCGGTACTCTTACCATGTACAAAGGTTGGCATGTCGTGGTCCTCCTAGAACCTTGCGAATGTCACCATGAAGGTGATTGAACCGGATGATCCGGCTGTGCTGGCGGTTGCCCGGACGTACCGATTCACGGTGCCCGAGCACACCACCATCTCCGATGTCTTGGTCGCAGCCGAGACAGCGGTGAATGAAATGAGATCGGCAGCAGACGAGAAGTCCGACGCCGAGTCATGTTGAATCTTGATCGTGGTCGCTCCCCCGCCGACACTGTTCGTCGGGACATGGAGCAGCCCGGCCCCACCCGACGACGACGACGCCGCGAGCGGAGCATCCACCCCGGCCAGGTTGCCGAGGGCGTCGTAGTCGATTGACGACCCAGTAGTCAACTGGACGCCTCCGGTGATCCCGTAGGTCATCGACCCGAGTGCGCCACTGTTGGCGGTGCCTTGAAAGTCGGCTGTGATGGTTGAAACATCTGCGACCGGGTTTGAAATGGAGTAGTTGGTTTCGTCGCATCTGGCGATCGTCGCCCGGTTTCCGATCGTCCCGGCAGCCTCGGCGACCGTGATGTTCGCCGCTGAAGCCGACCCGAGGATCGCATGAAGTTCCTCGTCGGAGCCATCGGTTTCCTGATTCCACAGGCCGCTCAAGGTGAGTGTGCCCGAAGCGACCCCCAGCAGGTGCGCGGAATACGTCGCCCCAAATGCTGTTATGTCACTTGTGGCATTTGCAAGGGTTACGTCGGCGCTCTGAAAATACGGAGTCATAACGAACTCGTCCAGATAAACCGCGGTTCCCTTGCCGTGTACGAAGGTGGGCATTACTTACCTCCCGATTTCTTAGGGGTTGGCTCCTGCTCATACGCCTCGTTCTCGGGCGTATCAGGATCATCGGCTACGAAATGGCCGTTGTCGTCACGGGCACGCTTCTTGAACGTGGATTCCAGTTCAAGGTATCCAGCGGCAATACGCCAGTCTTTCTTCCCCGTAGCGATGTCTACTACGTCGCCCGGCTCGTACCGCTTGCCTTTGACCTCTATGCCGCTCAGGCCGGTTTCGCCACCAGTGACTACATACTTGGGCACAGTGCCTCCTTGGTAGGGGCGTGAACCGGTAATCCCAAGAGGGCACCAGGCCACGTTCCGGCCACAAAGGGCACTTGTGTTGTTTGGTCGAACCCTAGCACTACGTTGTCCGATTGCCTGTCATCCGACGGGCCGCTGCGACCCGCTGGGTGGCAGTATCGCTGAACGGTCGATCCACTGGCGCGGAGGAAGCCGACTCGTTGATGCACTTGCACCGGGAACACTTGATCGTCCACGGTGCCGTCACCCGTTCGGCCAACAACCGTCCGCAGTTTCCACACCGAACCTTTAGCCGGGTTACCCGCTTGACTTCCGGTACAAACTGCTCGGCGTAGGCGTCGTTGTTCATCAGGCATCGTTACGAGACAGTCTTCTGGCAAGTGAAGTTGATGGAGAACACCGCCCGGTCCTGACTGTCCCGCATAATCGGGAACGGCGACTGGATCGCTTGGATGCGTTCATACCGGGTGGACGACAGGTCTTCATTCGTGACCAGGTTCATCTGGTCGAACACATCCTTTGCCAGAGCACGACCTGTCGAATACGCCGACGCCCGGATCAGGGTTTGGACATTGGGTTGTTCGATCACCGGAGCCGAGTTGTTCGACATGGTGTTTATCGGACCCTGACCGCCAGTTTCCTGAATAGAAACACAGGTGTCGGGATCATCGGGGAGGCGACCAAGGAACAGGTTCGTTCCAAGCGTCAGTGTTACGTTCGTGACATTCGCGGCAAGATAGGTACCGACCTCATCCAAGACGCTCATCGCATATCACCTCGGATGTCTCGGGCGAGGCTCTTCTCCATTGTCGAAGCAGCAAAGAAAAACGGGTACTCCAAGAACTTGCCCTGACCTGACTTCTCGTAATACTTCTTCTCGACCGGATTCCACGCCCGACCCCGGTTCGGGATGCCTGCTGTTTCGTGGACCTCTTTCGCATATGGCGTGTCGGCATCACCGACTGTCACAGCCGTTTCGTACACTCCACCCGGTGGGTTCATCACAGGAGGGTGAGTCGGGTCTTGCGCCACCGTTGACCGTAGGTAGCCGGTAGCGACCGGCACCAACCCAGTGACAGCATCCTCCAAACGGTGCGCCTGCGTCCACACCGCCCGCGCAGCCGTCAACGGAAGATTCTGAAAACCCTTGACCTTCTTGAAAAAGTCGCTCATGTCCAGATCAAACGACGCCTGTTTAGCCACGGGTGTTCCTCCCGCAGAACACGACGACGCACTGTTGGCCGAAGTTGTCGGTGCGGCGTTCCACCTTGATGATCGGACGTACCTCTGAGATCGGAGCGGGAAGCGTGATCTCGTCTTCCGGGTTGATGTTCAACGAAGCATCAGGAATGAACACCTTGTATTCGGCGATGCGTTCCTCGTTCTCGTTGCGGATCACATCATCGGACTTCTCAACGTAGGCGTCATACGAGGTCGTGTCCCCGGTGAACGCCCGTTCGCCATAGTTGTTGAGCGTCGAAGTGGTGCGAATGTCCACCGTATCTGGTGTCATGTCGTTCTTGATGTCGGTCAAGAACTGGACGGTTGAACCGGTCATCAGTTCGCTCCAGGCCAATACTGGATGGTGCCCGTAGTGGTGCCCTTGTCGTCAAACTGGCGTTGCCAGAACAACGGCTGCACCATGTCGGAGTTGTCGCGGTCGATGTCCTTGTCGGAGATTGTCATACCTCCGAGGTACGGAGTGGGAACCAGCCCCTCCCGAGTAGCCAGTTCTTTCAACTCGGCTGCCTGATCCCGGTAACTCTTCGCCTTCTGGCTCATGTCCACCCGAAGATCACCGACAGCCTTGTCGGCCATGCGTGAGAACTTCGATGCGATGATCAGACAGCACCGGTACGAAACGTCGTACAAGCCGGTTGTGGCTGTGTCCGACCCGGTGACCTGATTGTTGACCCACGCGATTTCGTCGTCGTTGAGCAACTGGTCGTTGGTGTCAGTGTCTCCGATCAGGAAACGAATCGCGTCACGGGCATTTGCTGAGGGGTCACCCCCGTAAGTCCAAGCCATAACTCGCCCCTAACTGGCTAGGGCCGGGAGCCGGTTGCAGCCGACCCCCGGCCTCTTAGCCGTTCTTACTCAGCCTGTGGTCAGGCCACGCAGTTTGAGAAGAAGTACCCCAGAGCCGAGGAGACAACCTTGAAGTCCCATGCGCTCTGAATCTCAATGCGGTCGGCCCGCAGGTGGTCCATGCGGAACCTGCTGATAGCGGTGCTCGTACCCAGACCGCCGCCAACTCCATTCCATGTGAAGTTGTACCCGGCGCTTGGGGTCATCAGACCTGCGCTCGGGGCGACGTAGGCAAGGAGAGCGTCCTTGTCACCAATTTGGCTATAGGACGCTGTCGCATCTTCAGCAGCAGAATCGTAGACGCCTGCCATGACGAGGACACGATCCACACCAAGCACCTTGGCGATCAGGTCCGTGTTGATGGACTCTGCGCTCGTATACTTGTACCTGTCCACTATGTCGCTGTGATTACGCAAAATACTGAATACTGCATAACTAACGATCAAAGTATTACAGATATAGCCGGTGTTCGTGAGCACGGTGTTGATCCCGGCCTGAACGTCTGCGATCGGAGTCGAACCCGAAGCACTCCAAAGAGTGCTAGGGGTGCTGTCCGTGTCCCAAATGCTCGTAGCGAACGCGCTGGTCGCCCAGTCGCGCTCCTGACGAATCAGCATTTGCTGAGACAGGAACCGGGTTGCATCCATGTCGGGGTTCAGTGGGCTGTCGGAGTTCTCACGCACCTGATCGCCGATGTCCTTATGCAACGCATA